GGCAAAACCTATCAAGGTCCACCAAATCAAATCATCAGGCAAATAACGAATGACTTGATTAACAGAGAAGTTCAAAGGCGAGCAGGCACGCAAGCTTTGGCGACCAGCACGGCAAACGCTGCTCAGCAGTTGACTGAACGCCCTGAACTTGGCGGTGGCACTGGTGGCGGTGCTAGCGGCGGCAAAGAGCGTGTTGATATGTCTCAAAAAATGTTGGGAATCAACCAGCGTTTGCGAGCTGAGCAAGAGGCCGGCAATGAGACATTAGTGGCAACTCTTGAGCTTATGCAGCGACGTCAAGAGATCGCTGAAAGCAATTTGCTGCCAGTTGAAAGACAGAATGCGCTTGAACAGGCCAGTGCAGACTTTAAGGAGAAAGTGCTAGGGATCGAGCAAAAGATTGCCGAGCAACGCGAAAAAAATGCTGCAGAGGCTTATAGAGCATTCCAAGATCAAATAAAGCAGCAGGAAGAGCTAGCGCAAGCGATGCGTGAAGCTGATCCGATGTTCCAGATGAAGCAGCAGATGGAGGAACTGCTGAACGTTCAAAATCAAGTTGCAGCTGGTGCGCAAGTTATGGGCAACGCATTTGCAGGTGCATTTAAAGGCGTCATAACTGGCAGCAAGTCTGCTGAAGATGCACTCAAGGACATGCTGGCCGCTACGGCTGAGCATTTCCTAGACATGGCAATGCAGATCATCGCGCAGCAGATCACGATGATCTTGTACGGCACGATCATGAAGGCGCTGGGTATTGGCATGGGCGGCTTTGGCTCTGGCGCTTCAGCTCCGTCAATCGGTACAAGTACGAATTACTTCAGCGGTGGTTTTGATGCGATGAGCTTTTTTGCCGAAGGCGGTTACGTCTCCGGTCCTACGAATGCCCTTGTTGGTGAAGGTGGTGAGCCTGAATACATCATCCCTGAAAGCAAAATGCGTGAAAGCATGTCGCGTTATTCACGCGGTGCTCGTGGTGGTTCTGTCATCCCTGAAAGTGGTTCAGACAGTTCTGCTGAGGATGGCGGAACAGCAGTTGCCGCACCAATCGACGTTCGCTACAGCGTCGAACGCATCAACAGCGTTGATTATGTGACTGCAGATCAGTTCCAAGCGGGTATGAGGCAAGCTGCTAGCCAAGGCGCTAAACAGGGTGAGCAACAAACGCTGAGACGCCTGCAAATGAGCGGCAGCACTCGTAAGAGGGTCGGGATGTGACGCAGTTTGCTTTTGGTCATGTCCTACGGATTACGCCTACGGACACTGTTGAGCACCGCTTTCAAAACTTTTTTATTGACAAGCGGCTGACGCACAACGGTGACGAATATAGATTCGTTCCTTTCGGCTTTTCTGGCGTCACCGTCAACCGCACAGGCGATGGAATGGAAGCGTCTCTTGTTTTTCCGAACAATAAATTAACTCGCCCTTGGGCTCTTGATGCTGTCAACTACAGCTGGTTGATGGAAGTTGAGGTTCTGATTATTGAAGATTCTGATCCTGAGTCAGGTCTCACCGCAACGCACACGACTGTTCACACCTACACCGGCCAGGTAACTGGCGGGCAATGGGACAACGTCTCGCTGAACCTAGAGGTGGGTTCTGTTTTAGATGCTGTTGGAACGGACGTGCCAAGGCGTTCTTTGACGCAGCGCATGGTTGGTAACTTGCCGATTAGTAACAGTGTCCGGTTGCGCTGATTTAATAGGAATGCCGTACAGGTTTGGCGCTGACGGCAGTGACGGCCATATCGACTGCATCCACATGTGCTACCAAGCATTGGAACGCATGGACATTGAGGCTCCACCGTTCAAGCAGTCTTGGTACGAAGCCAGTAAGTGGGAGATCTGCCGAGACCTTATGCGCTGGGGTTCCCGTGTAGATCGACCTCAGTATGATGGGGATATTCTGCTGTTACCGCAGCAATCCTGGGCATTCGCAGTCACATGGCAGACGGGAATCTTGTACGTCAATCGAATGTCGGAGAAGGTTCAGTGGTCTTCGGCCCGTCTGTTTACGAACTGCCCCTGCTTCCGTTCGAGAAAGAGTTAATCAAGACGATTGGAATAACTGAAGAGGAGTACCGCAGGTTTGCTGCTGAGGTACGACGCAAGGGGTTAGTGCGTCCGGCTGAATACGATCACATCCCAGACATAAGGTGTGAGCCAACCACTGTTTTGATCAGCCTTGGCATTAGCCTGCTTATAGGCGGTGCCACTTACCTGCTGACACCAAAGCCAAAGATGCCTGAGGCATCAAAGCGGTCGCAGCTGGATCTTGGAAGCGTCAACGCTGGCAACCGCTTTACGCAGAGTCGAGGCTTTGACACGCTCAACGAGCTTGCAGATTACGGCTTGCCTATTCCTATCGTCTTTGGCCTTTACGACGAAGCCACTAAAGCTGGCGGAATGCTTGTAACGCCAAAACTTGTTTGGTCGCGAATGTTTAGTCATGGCACTCAGCAGTCAGCCAAGTTGATGTTTGTTGTAGGCGAGCAAGGGGTTTCTAACAACAACAGCCCTCCAGACGGCATCGAAAAACCAAGCCTTGAAGGAATTTTTCTTGGCAACAATGCTTTAGATGTTGTTCACGAAGATTTTTTTGCTTTTTACTGGAAAAAGAATACGACTGCTTCTGGCATAAGTCGAATCAGACGTAACAACTTGGTGTGGGGAACGGCAGGCGCTCCAGATCGTGGAGACCCTATGCGGTTCGACGCTGGTGATGATGACGTATTTTTGTGCCCAAGCAATACGGCCGACAATACGACAGATTTTTGTCATGCCTATTCCCCTGCTAACAACACAGAGTTTGGTGTTTATGGCGCGATTCCAAATGGCACGGGATATAGGGTTAATTATGAAGTTGTTTCTATTCCGGATGAGTACGAAGACAAGCAAAAACATGCGCTTACGCTGCGGCGACTAAAGATCACAGGCAGTGAGGACAAGGAAGGAGATGTTCGCGATGAAGATTTTCTCAAAAAAGTAAGAAGACAGGATATGAATGGAAAAGGTCGTCAGTACAGCCCACGAATGGGAGTTGTCCAGATCATGCGTGGCAATACAAAAATCAAACCAGCCGATAATGACGAAAAAGAAATTTATGACGTTCAAGTAGGCGACGAAATTGAGTTCAAAATGAGCAAGCGCCAAATACCTGAAGATATTTACCAGCGCAGCAATAACAGAGGCAAAGAGGCTGTTGATGACATCAATCAAACAGTCAGATCAGAACAACTTGCGGCGGATGAGGCAATGCAAGTTGGAGAGCAATTCGCCATTGGAAACACGATCTGGAAAGTTGTGCGGCGAAGATTGACAAGATTTACTCCGGAGGAAGATAGATCGCAGGATCAATTTATCACGCTGGAATGTATTGACACGAATGAGTCCCGTCAGAAAAAAATTGGTGTTCTAAATAGAGACTTAGTGATAGACCCATCAGATCATTTTATTTCAGATGGGTTTACTAGGGGAGGCGTTGGAGCGGGATTTTTCCCTCTAACTAGAATTTCTACGGGCTTAGTAAGAAACAACAGGCCAGCGGTTGTCACCGAGATCGGTATCAGAAGTAGAGTCTTCCAAAACCTGCAGGGCCTTTGCGCTTTCAACACTATCCCAAGCCCTGCAGCATTAGACAGGTTTGACGAGAAAGATATTCAGGTGCGTTCGGGCACGTACACAGGACCAATTACAAGATCTTCTGTTTTCCAAGTTTTTGTTAGAAAAGCCGGTCTCGGCGAAACTTCAGAAAGCTTTGAGTTTCAAAAAATAAATTATTATTTTGTTGTTACTGGCAGTCGCCCTGTCGATCAATATAACTTCTTGCGCTTTATTCATCCGCACGATTTGCCGCCGACAGAGCTTGAATTTAAGTTTGTCCCGATTCCTGGCTCCGAATTAAGGTCATTGGATAAAGAAGAGCCAATGGTTCGTTTGTCTGCGTCAGTGTCTGATGAAGACAGTGAACTTTTGCACTTATCAGACAGCGTCCCAGGGCTTGGAACGATTGGCATAGCGCTTGCCGGAAACAGGATTGTCAAAGGGCACATAGAGGCCAACAGCGAGTTTATTCGAGACCCAGAAAAGATTGAATTAGTCGAAGGAAGCAAAAAACCCAAGTCAGTTACTCGTAGCTTCGCTTTGCCTCAAGACGTAGAAGGCGACGTGGTGACTGTCAGCGCTATTCAAAAAGAAGCAAATATATCAAATGAGCGCGACATTGTTTCAGGCAAATTAGGTGCTTTTTTCCACGAAATTTTTGGAAATTGTGACGACGATCCGATAAATGTAGGCGGCTACAAAACAAAGCAGACCAGGGAAATTTTAAGTGCAGACAGTCGTCGATGGATCGTAGTCAAGTGGACGGTTGAGAAGAGACCACTGCCAGAAGGCCATTATGCACGCGATAACGGCGCAGAAAATTCATGGGCTTGGAGGGGTACTGAAGTTGTAGGAAGTTCTGACGGCTACAGCGTGAACGACGACCCGCTGGAGTTTAAGCGAGGGCTCGGCTCTACTGGCGATGGTACTTCGCAGAGCGCTTATTCAAGCAGCAACCCGTTCCGCAACAATCCCGTGGCAACGATGACGTTTTCCGGGCAAAGATACAGGATCACTGATGTAGACAGAAGAGAGTTTGCAGTTGGCAAATCTCAGGCTTATTACTATGAGGTTTTTGGAAATGCTGCAAATCTAGAAATAGGCGAGTCAAAAACGATTGTTCGAAATTATCCCGACGGTTCGAGGAAAATCAAAGTGCAAATGACGGCCACCGTCAAAGAACAAGTAAACCATTTTAGTGGTGAAACAAAGGGCTGGAACCATCCCACAAAGATAGAAGTTATCCAAGATTCAGACACTACAAGTAACTGGAACAAGGGAGATACATACAGTGATTTGGTTACAATATCTTCTGGCAACCCTTACATCACTGCGTTTGAGAAAACCGGCTTTAAATACGTCATCGGTGATATTGGAAAAGTAGAAACTCAAACAATTTTGTCAGGCGAAGAGATGTTTGAAACGCAAAGCCAGTATGCAGACATAAGCCTTTACCGTGCGCTTGTGCAGAAGTCAAATGAATCTGAGCCAGAACATGCAATCGTGTATGTAAATGAAATTGTTCCGAATCAAGATACTCCTCAATACAACAACACAACACTTGCTGGCTTGTCTCTCAAGGCTAGCCGTAACTTCACAAGTCTCGATCAGTTGAGATGCTGGCTAAGCAGCGGTTTGCATGTAAGGCGGCTGCACCCTGATCGTTCTGTCTACGACCTAGAAAGTCTTAGCGTCAATGGACTTACTTACGGTCCAAGCAATCTGTTTACCGATTTAGTGTTCTATCTGATGGCTAATAATATGGGTGGAGCGGGATCATTGTTAAAAATTAGTGATTTGCAAGACGACCCAGCGTTGATTAACAAGGCTGACCTTGTCGAGACATCAAAGTTTCTTCAAAAACAAAAATTGTTTTTCAATGGAGTGATTGGCGATCGCACCAATCTGCGTCAGTTTATTGCCGATACGGCTCCATACTTCCTGTGTAACTTTGTGATTACAGACGGAAAATTTTCCCTGCTTCCCGCTTTGCCAGTTATGGAAGGTGGCGAGCTTAACTTGGGGCCAGTTCCAATCAAGCAGCTTTTTACGGCTGGCAACATTCTTGAAGATAGCTTCAAGGTTGAATACTTGAGGAGTGAAGAGCGGCGGCCTTTTAAGGCTGTAGTGCGTTATAGGCATGAAACCAGAAACAAGTTTCCACAGGAAAAAGTTGTAGAGGTCAAGCTGCCAGACCAGCTGACCAAGCATGGGATAGAGCTTTTACCTCAAGAGCAGTTTGATTTAACGCAGTTCTGCACTTCAGAAAGTCACGCCATACAGGTTGCTAAATACTTTTTGGGCATTCGCGATCTTGTGACGCATACGATCAGTTTTTCAACAACAGTGCATGGGCTAGACCTTAAAGCAGGTGATTACATCAAGGTCGTCACGACCTCAAGCCCCTACAGCAGCGCAAACAATGGAACGGTGAGTAGTACTGGAGTTGTCACTAGCGTCAGCGATCTGGCTGACGGTCAGTATGACGTGTCGTACTTTGCCGCAGACTCTGCAGACGTTGAGGAAGGCGTAATGGGTGTCAGTAACGGAGTTGTTGATGACGAAAAATTCCATGACTCTGTTTTCAGCCTTCTTGGCTTAGATGTCCATGAAAACGTTTACATCGTGGAGCAGCTGACTTTTTCGGAGGAAGGCACAGTAGACATCGTTGCTTCAGAGCATCCTTGCGATGATGATGGGGCTAGCAAGCTTGCACAGCTTGTCGCAAGCGAAAATTCAGTCATCACAATTCGTCCCACCTAATGGCGTTCCCAACCCTCAAGCCTTCTAGCCGGAGTTATGACCCTGGAACGTATCCGGTCAAGGTTTTCAAGGCTCAAAACGGCCAAGAGACTCGCATTTTGTATGGCAGCGAACGAACTGAGGTCAAGCTCAGCTTGTCTTACGCAAACATTGGCGATGCAAATGCTGAGCAGTTTTTGGACCACTATGACCAAGTGCAGGGAACGTTCAGTACGTTTGATTTACCAGACAACGCCCTTGCTGGCTGGTCATCCAATACTGATGCCTTAAGGCCAGAAGCTACAACAGTCCCAACTGTGACTTATACAGTGACAGTTGTGGACAGTGGCGGTAATAAGTATCGATTTAACGGTGGCAGCAGCAATGCTGAGACTCTGGAGCTAACAGAGGGTACAGCTTATCTGTTTGACCAGTCTGATTCGTCAAACTCCGGGCACCCTCTGCGATTTTCCACCACCAGCAATGGCACCCATAACAGTGGAACGGAATACACAACAGGCGTGACGACATTTGGAACGCCCGGGTCTGCTGGGGCCTATACGCGCATCAAGGTGGCTACTGACGCGCCAACCCTTTATTACTACTGCTCTGTTCACTCTGGAATGGGTGGTCAGGCAAATACGCCTGCAGCTACTGCGACAGCATCAACTTCTGGTACGCAAGCTAAATACCGGTATGAAGGTCCACCGCAAATAGCTCAGGTGCGGCCTGGGGTTAGCACTGTTACAGTGAATCTGATTGGCGTGATCTGATGGCAAAGGTCTACACCGGCAGAGATGGAGTAATGCAGCTCGGTGGGACGACCCTTGCCAAGGTCGTAAATTTTCAGCTGTCGTCAAATCTAGAAACGCTTGAAACGACAACGCTGAACGAGCATATCCGCAGCTATTCGCCTGGTGTTGCTGGTTATAGCGGCAGTGCCACATTGCTTTATTACAAGGAAGATGACGGCACGTTCAACACCACCAACATTCTCAACAAGCTCTACAAGACAGGGACTGATGGTGTCAGCAGTAGCGACACCGTTGAGCTGACCTTTCGCTGGGTTGATGGAACGGATAACAATGACATCAAGCTGACGGCTTATATCACCAGTGCTTCGATTGGGGCGGCAACTGGTGACATTGTTCGTGCTGAGATTGCGTTCCAGGGCACTGGGGCGTTGTCAACGGTCTCAATATCATGACGGTTTATCTTGGCACTCAGGGCGAAGTTGAGCTGCAGCGTGTCTTTAATGGTGGCACGTTGAAGTCAACGATTGATGTCGCCGATGTCAATGCGACCCGCAAGCGTTTCAGTTTTGATTTTGAGCATGGTCAACTAATAACTGGTGATCAAATTGAAATTACAAGCACTGATGGCAGTGCTCTTGATTTCATTAACGGCTTCACGGATTCAGGCACAAAAAGATTTATTCACGTTGACGAGCTAGACGGCATCAGGCTTTACGACAGCTTTGCCCATGCTGTTAATGGTGGCACGGCGAACGCTGTAGCCCTAGCTACGCCTGGTGATGCTATTCCGATTGAAGTCAAAACTGAGAGTTTTGCTCCGCGTGTCCTTGCGCAGGTCAGCAGCTTTGAGATCAACACTGAACGTGAAACTGTAGACACAACAGTTTTGTCAGATGAGTTTCGATCAAGAGTCAACACCTTGATTTCAGGCTCTGGCCGTATCACCGCGTTTTGGGAATACACAGGCAATGATTCACAGGAGCTGCCGATGTACCTGTACGAATTGGCTCACCGTACAAAAGTTGGCAGCAACTTTAACGGCCGGTTTTACATTAAAAAAGCTGAATACAATCCTGGCGGCGTCCCAGAGCAAAGAGACGACGAAGTTTGGTGGAATGTTCAAGGCATCATTACGGCGGCTGCAATCCAGTTCACGCCTGACGAAACTGTGCAAATTACGGCTGATTTCGTCACAACAGGCGAGTTGACATTGCGCATGAAGTTGCAGGCTTCCGGCGATGCTCTATTGCAAGAGGACTCTGGTGACATACGCTTGAACCAAGACAGCAGCGCTAAACTGCTGTTACAGCAGGACTCTTAACAGGGAGCTAGCCGCCCATGGCTGACTTAAAAATTAGTGAGCTGAATGCGCTTGCTGGCTCCGCTCTAGTTACTGGGGATTTGGTCGCTGTCGTTGACAGCAGCGCTAGCGAGACCAAAAAGCTGACTGTTGGGGATTTGGTCGCGAATGGCGTCACCCTTATCAGTGACGACACGATCCCTGGCGCGAAGATTCTTTTTGGTGCGGGTGACATCGCCACAGCAGCCGTTGCTGATTCAGCAATCACGACTGCCAAGATCGCAGATGACGGTGTAACGGCAGCCAAACTTGCGGACGAATCAACCGTTGATCTAGTCACGACGCTGCCTGCGTCTGGAGCCTTCACCGGACAGCTCGCTGTTGATACGGACGATAATTCCCTGCATTGCTGGGACGGT